TCACTGTCGGTGTGAGAACGATAGCAGGGCGACCCGCCGCACCATCCTCCGCAGTAGCCGGTGTTCCGTCGAAACCTACCACTACTTCGTTGATAGTATCAGCGATAGTCTGTAAGAGCAAACGGCGCATGTGATTCGATACAGGCATGTCAATATCTCCTAATCTCGGTCTTATTCGCACCTATCGGCAACCCTTCGCCACCAATTTTGCCTCTTGTCTTCGTGCCTTTAACCCCTCCGATTAAGAAGGCGGAGGTATGAACACCTCGCTCGGTTACTTGAGAAGTGATACGCAATTCAATTTTACCGAACATGGATAAGTTTTCTTCGACAATTTGAACATAAGTAAGAGGTGCTTCTCCACTGGAAACAGCGGTTGCCCCTTCACTAATGCCTTGCAGTACACCTTCTATACCCGACTCGATGTTAAGCATAGTAAGGTCGGTAATACCTACTATCGGCATATGTCTTGCTTCTGTGATGACACGAGTTCGACCGTCATACTCAATCGTCATACCCGGTCGCATGTCAGTGATGCCGGGATGACCGCTACTGCTGATTGCACCCGCTGTAAGTGTATGACCTCGTAGGATTTGACGAGCGACTCTTCTTGCCCCGTTGGTTGAGCGTACCGTCATATCTACGACTGGTGCTGGTTCTTCTCGTATCTCACCGTTGTTACCGCTTTGTCTTTCAGTGTCATCAACAGTAACGATAACCAAGTCATTCAATGCCATCGGTTGACCTTGTACAGTGACACGGTTTGGTGTATTATCCACAGGGTCAGTTCGCTTAGAACCAAAACGGATGTTGGCGTTTACACTACGAGTGGCTTCGCTGAATGTGATAGGAACATACAACATATTACCGAATCTGTCTATGAGTATCATGCGGCTGTCATGCCGACCGATAAACCGTAGTGCGGTCATCAAGTTGACATTTGTAAAGTCTTGACCGAGGAAGCGAGTAGAGTGGAGTCTTCGACCGTTGTTGTTGTTTGCGGAACTCATACTACGACCAATGTTGAAACTATTCATACTGGTAGTTGCTTGCTGACCTAAACGGATAGCCATGTCTGTTGTTCGCAAACCAACATCAATCGGCTGACCCAACTTAACTTCACGCTCAAGGAAACCAAGGTCGTTAAGTGTTTTACCTTTCATGTTTTGTAGATTCATAAGAATACCGACAGTGCTGGATTCAAGCGTGGAGATAGATAGCCGTTGGGCGGGGTTGTCGGCATTGTAAACAAGCATGGGTTTGTTGGTTGAACTCAATACATTGTCACCCAAAAAAGGTACTGCGGTGCTACTATGCCCCGGTGTTTCTTTATGTGTGATTTGAATTGACGACTCACCCTCAACAATTTGATAGCGGGTTTCGGGCATGACTTGAAAAGTAGATGCGTTACTATTTTCAATGGTAACTTTTGCTTGTACACCTGTACTCGTGTCCACCTTTGCATGATGAACGGCGTTGTCAACGAACACCGGCTTACGCACATGGTCCATTACTGCGGGCATGTCAGTACTAAACCGACCGACGACTGTATTTTTGATAACTACCATGATTGATTCCTCCTTAACCATTCATCATGTTCATTAACCATTCATCATGTTCATTTTCATTCATAGAATCTGTAACACTGTAAGAAGGTTGTGAAAATACAATGTTTTCCCAATCAAAAGGTCGGTCATGAGAAACAAACGCTTCATCCATTTTAGCATCGTTAGTAGGATTCCACTCATTTTGTCGTCGCTGAACATCCCCAATATTTTCCAATCTACCCCTGTGTCCTAATATAATGCCTCGCTTATCATCCTCCCGCGTAAAACCATTCGGATGCATTCGAGAAAAAAACGAAGCAGTAGCGTGTGGTTCTGCCCCACCTTCAGCCCACCATGTTCCTTTCCTGTCAAGGTCAATTGGGGTATTTTTTTGATGCCATTGTGTAGCATCCATAGGTTGTGTAGTTAAGAACGGTACTCCACGGTAAGCAGTTACAGGCTCTTTACCGGGGTAATCTTCTATGTAGTTGTACAACTTCATTTGGCGTGATGCCTTGAGGAAAACCCATGCTTTATCTATTGGAGTCATCAGCAGTTCCACCGTTTAAGAGAAGCCCCTTTCGGTGTTAATTTACCTTTCTTACTCGTTGCGCCTTTCATGCCACTCATACGAGCGCAGAATGATTTACGACGCTTGGCCTTCTTTGAGCCGGGCTTGAGTTTACTTGGCTTAGTTGTCACAGGGGGTTTGAGATTTGCGCCACTCTTGCGCTTGGCGGCGGCACGACCCTTAGCGTTCAGTCCACCCTTTGGACTGTGCTTGTTTGGGTTATAACCGTGAAATGGTTTACTTTTTTTCTTTGCCTTCATCAAAGCAAACGCATTTTCCATTGGTGTACAACAATTACAAAAGTCGTATTCAATCATGCGCCATCACCACTGTGGTCTGTTGAGTTGTAGGAGACATCTCCTTTATGTCCTTTTGGATGTAAGGCTTGACTGAACCGTGGTTGTACACTGTAGTCCTTACGAACAATAGTCTCATCGTTTTCTACAGATGTACGGCGGCGTGATGCATCGGAACGGTAATGTTCTAAAGTATTCTCACTGATAATTACACGAGTAACTTCATTGTCAATTTTACTACTATCAAAGCCGCTGTCAGCCGTTCCGATGATTTTTGGGCCTTTACTCATAGGCACAGTGTCACTTGCACTAATGTCCATGTAATACGCAGGTGTGTAAGGTGGATTAGTGTCGGGGTTGGTGGCACGAATGTATGACCCAACTGATGCCTTACCGTTATCCACATCATACACATACAGTCCATACTTACCACCAGCAGTAGCACCGAAGTAGTTGCTACCTACTTGTGGGCTTGATGAGTGCAAGTTGAGATTAGAACGGAACATCTCAATGTGTTGCTTGTCCATCATACGCACTGGGCGCATCATGTATGTGACCTTCTTATCAGTCACATTTGTACGCACATGTCCGTTAGTGTCTGTATGGTATGGATTGCTGGACTTCCATTGACTCGGATTACTTGAAAATCCATACTTTTCAGCGAGGTAGCCTTCTACTTGTCTTTCTTCTTCAGTAGTCATTGAGCGATTGTACTGTATTACTTCTGCAATTTTTCCATTTAAGTAAAACGACGAGGGTACATTACCAACAATGTAGCCTCCTGTGTCTGCTTTCCAAAAAGCACTTGTCGTAGTGTAATTTCCTGCGCCTTGTAAGTTCATTTTGAGGGTAGCGGTACTTCCATTACCATCGCCACCAGTAATAGAGGCAGTGACTAATTCGGCCTGTCCACCCACTGCGCTGTTTGTTGCTGAACTCACCGTAGCCCACCCAGTGTCAGCACCTCCCCACCACTGCCACCTGTTGTTTGAATCCATTCGGATGTACAGATTAAATCCACTACGAGTGGCTGGACTACCTGCTCTTGACTCAATGATTCCATGAATGCCACCATCATCGCTGTCTGCCCAAGCGACAACAAACACTGTCATTTCAGCAGTGTTTAAACGAGCGTCAAATGATGTTTCCAATTTATCATCGCCGTCACAATCTACAACGGGCATGTTGTTTACATTGGATGATGAGGCAATATAGGATGGTTGGTTGGATGCAGTGGATTGTGTGAACTCAAAGCCATACGGCCCACTATCTTTCCATGATGATACAGCCGCCCCATCAGCCAAATCAAGACTATCGGCTTTGAGCCATAGTACCATGCCCGATGTAGGAATACCACCCCAATCAGTATCATCAACAGGTGAAAGGAAGTTGCGAGTTTCAGCAAGGTAAGTACCACCAAGCGGGTTGAAGTTTGATGTATGACTCATACGCACCGCACCACCTTGAGGTTGTCCTCCAAAGTCAAGTGCGGTAAGGTCGTAGTTACCTATTGTTTGAGAGCCTGTTTGCATACCACCTTGTAATACAACACGCTGTCCTACATTGCGGTCAGTGTGTAGGCTGTGCGCTTCGGTGTTGATGATGATTTGATTGGTGTCAACACCTTGTAGGTTTTCGGTGTCAAGACCGATACGAGGACTACTGCGGCTTACTGCATCCTTATGCGGTGAGTCACCGACAATGTTCTCTATACGGTCGCTTACTACTGCTTCGGGCTTGAGTAGTCCGTCTTCTGCAATCTCCAAGCGTGAACTGATACCACGAGGTACTTCTGTGTTTTGCAGTACATCGTTTCTTGCACGAATGAAGCCATCGTTGAGTATAGGCTCGGCGGTGTGATGAGAGAGAACAAGTCCTGTTGTATGAATAGGTTCACTCAATGCGGTGAGTATATCCTCGTTGAACTGTGTTGGGTATCGAATACCCCGACCGTTACCCATGTCACCTACACGCTGTGCGTTTGATGGCATGAATACATCAACCAAAGTGTTTGTATCGTTATTATTAGTGTTGTTTAAACGACCACCGAATCTTGGTAGTGTTGCCGATACACTCAATGCTGTATCAGCCGCATTAGTAAGCCCCTTCAAATTGACAAGGTGGTTGCCGTTGTTGTGTATTCGTTGATACGGTGTGCGGTTGTTTCGCCGGTCGTATTCGTATGCGTCACCCGCATCCCATGATGGGCGAATACCAAATGAACGGACAGGGAAGCGGCGAACATCCTCACCACGAGTATTACCCCACCAATCAACAATGTAATACTTAGCGGCATCCTCTATCGAATCTAAACCTTTACCGTTACCGTCACCCCACCAGTCACGCAGTACAGTAGCACTGTTGCGTAGGGTGCGAATAGGGCAACCGAATGGGCGGGTAAAGCGAACACCGTCACTGTATCGAACCTGCCACTCCGGTTTGTCAACACCAAGCATACCGGAGAAGTTGGTTTGGCGTTCCATAATACCAGTGTAGGTGTTCGGGAAAGTGGAGGTTGAACTACCGTCACCACCAGCGTATGTCGAAGTTTGAGTTTCTGTTTGCACTAATGGGCCGTGAGTGTAACCTACACTGGCGTTGGTGGCGGTCACTGCTGTCTCTCGCAATGCTCGCAATCCATACATAGACCACTGCGGCTTGTTGTATGGTTGGCGTAGGCCAAAGCGATAACCGAATGGGCGTGGGCGTGTTGGGTTGCTGATGCCATCATACGATGATTTACTGATACCGCTACTTACAGCATACGAACCATCATCATCAGCATCGGACCAAATAGGCCCATCGAAGCCGTAATCTCGTGGATAGTCCCATGTAGATGAGACATAAGCGTAACCATCGAGGCGGCTTACCAACGGTCCACCACGGCTACCACTCGGCCAAAAGTGATTGAGCATACTCTTGGTGGCTGTATCGGTGCTGTCCGACTGTCCACCTTGCATAAGTCCTGTTCCGATAGTAGTATCAATTGTTTGAGCAGTTTGAGGTGTTCCATCAGCATCAGTGTATATGATAGAACCTACAGCGATTTGAGGTGGTAGTGTATCAAAGACTACAACACTTGTACCTCCTTCTGCAACAGTACCGTTTACTTGATACATACGACCATCAACAAATATGTAAGCCTCATCTGCAATAACCTCTCCACCGTTTGTTGTGATTGTATTACCAGTGTGTGATACAACTTGACGAGTGTGTGAACCATCAGCGGCAAGGTCAGCGGTCTTGTAATAGCGCAGTGAATGATTACCACTCGCCATAGTTGTCAATGGTGTACCCTTAACATTGACACACCCTGTTAATGTTGTACCGCCAGCACCACCACCGGTATAAGTGAATATTTCTTCCTCACTACCACTATTGACATACACTGTGTTTGTACCACTTGTAGGCCATCCGGCCATGATAGCACCTGTAGCAGTTACAGTTGTACCACTCACACTCGCAGATGTAGCAGTGTAGTATGTTGATTGTGCTTCGGTAGGTGGCATGGCTGTTTTCATTCGCAAAGCAAACGGCCCTATACTGGCATAGTAAGTAGCGTCATGGTAATGAACCGTTTCAAAATGTTCCGGCATACTGTTGAGTGGTTTTTGGTTGATGGCTCGGTCAGTCAGTGGGTTCAACCATGTTCGACTTGCATCACTGTAGAAAGTATGTGGGCGACCAAGGTTTGGATGCCACAGACAAAGGAAAGCATCAGCCATGTGTAGGCTGTTGGTATCACGACTACCTGCTAAAGTTTGAGATAAGGTTTGATTGATAATACTTGTTTTACTGTCACTTAAAATTGTATTCGCTGGTCGGAAATCATACGCACGAGATAAGCGTAATTTTGTTCCTACTGTTAAATTATTTGTAAAAGTAGAGTTGGCTACTATAGTAAATTGTTTAGGCTTATTCATCAATGATGAATCATAACCACTGCGTTCAGTGTAAGTGTGTGTTCTTCGTGTACCTGTAGCATCGGTGTATTCAAGCACCATACCGTAGTAAGGTTGCTTAGGGAATCCTCGTGCATCATCTACTGTGATGATTGTAGATGCTACACTCACTACAGAACATACAGGTGTGAGACTGATATTCTCAAGTATCTCGGAATATAAGTCGGGATAGAAACTTGGGTAGCCAGCAAGCGTAATTTGAGAAGCAATCGAGCCGCTACTTGCTCTCAAGAACTCATAGTAGTTGTCAAGACGATGCCAAGACAAATGGTTGAAGCGGTCAGCATCAGCGTTATCCGGGCCAACCTTGTGAACAATAGACCACCACGGTATGTTGGTTGTGAAACCGGGCGTAGCATCTACGAACATACTGGGGTAATACGGTAGAGAGCGACGGACAAAGGCTGGTGACTCCGTGGCTTGTACACCAAGTGGGTTGTATAACATCAACGGTGGTATATTAGTGAAATGGCTACCGTGGTCGGGGTCATGGTCTATCATCAATTCATTGACAAATATTTCACAGCCTCTTACATCAGCCATAGTAGCATTAGCCAGTACAAGCGCATAAGCACCATACCTGCTATCGGGTTCACGAATACCTACAACCAGTGCGACTTGTTGGCTTGTTAATTCACTTACACTACCATTAGGAACATCATTAGCAGGGCCATTTGCATGATAACCGATAAATTGCGAACTATGCATATTTGGTTGTATAATGATTTGATACGCACCAACCTCGGCAGGGTCGGGGAAATGTTCTTTCAGTGTGTAATTACCTGCGGCTTCAAGAACAACAGTGTGTCCACCCTTTGAGTTTGTAACACCCGCATCACCCTCGGATGCAAGAACACCGTAACCGTCGTTACGCAACTTAGTTTCAAACATCAGTGAGAATCCACCACCGTGTATGTCACTTGGGCCGCTTGGTGTAGCGGTTAATGAACCAAAGACCAACAACGGGTCATAGGTAGGGAAACGATGAACAGAAGCACTTCCTAATGTAACTAAATCATCCATATCAAAACGCTCATCAAGAATAGTAAACTCATCCGATTGTAAAGTAGCCGCACGACAGGCTCGGTGTTTGTCGTATAATCCTTGGTAGGCAGGATGCGCCCAATGTCCGGGTAGCATAGCCATTGTTGCGTTGACAAAGTGATGACCCATACGGGGGATAGGTGCAGGTGTCAATTGCGGCTTTTTGTATATTGAATAACCAGTCATGGCTTCTTCGGCTGTTACCGAGTAATTGACATAATGAGTATGTGCCATGTCGGGGCTGTTACCGCTTACTTCGGCATGGTCCCGAATACGGCGTGAACCATAGAATCGGGTGCTACCGGCAGGAATGTAATACGAAGGAACTACTTTCAGTGTAGTAATACTACTAAGAACAAGTTTGTTGAACGCTTCATCGCCTACGCAACCTGTAAATGTAGAACCGCTGATACCAGTAAAGGATGCTACGCCACCTTCATCGGTGGTAGGGTTATACAAGCGAAGGAATCTGCGCTCTCCGACTCGCTCTTTGTTACCGAATGTAGAATCATAAACAGCGGAGTTTACACTTGTATTCACTGTTAAAGTAGTGCCACTAAAAGACACGCCTGTAAGTTCGTGATTAACAACACCATCTGCATGAGAATAGATGACTGGATGCTTGTGAGTGTTGGTATTACCCATTTTTGTTACATGGAAAAACAAGGTACGGTCGTGTAATTCGTATGCTGTTTCAAGGGGTGCGTTTCCAGTGGAACTTTGCCAGCCCGACATCGTGCTTTCGGGGTTATCACTGCCTTGTTTGAGGTGTTCCCAATTATGGTCGCTGTAAGTAGGGCCGAGGTTTGGACTCACCAAACTGTTATCGAACATATGTTCTACAGTGGATTTAGTCATCATACCACCTGTACCCATTGTTTCAGTTTGATAGGCTTGGAGTCTATCAAAGCCGGAGCGAACAATCAAGTTACCCGGTATAGAATCGGGGTCGGGTAAGCGTATTTTCATGTTCGGTTCAACACCGCTACCGGAGATTGCAGGGGCTAATCCTTGCGCTGAACGGTTGGATAGTTGAGTAAACGCTCGTATGATTGTCCCAAACGGTGAGCCACCCTCTACTGTATGTTCTTGCCCTGTATCATCTACTACTGTAATACTTTCAAACTGAATCTCTTCATTTGGTATTTCAAGAATGTTACGCAACAAATCGGGGTGACGAGATGCCATCTGTGGGTGTGATAATTCTTGGGCTTGGATGATAGGGAACATAGCACTGTTGGTAGATTCAAAGGTAAAGCGGTTATTACCGTACAGTTTTTCACCAGTGGTGTAAGCGTTACCACCTGCTACACGAGTAACAAACGGTACAGCACCCAACCCTCGTGCGTTTGGTGCAGGAAGGCTAAGGTTGCCACCATCCATTCGCTTCCAAACTACATGTTCGATACTAAAGTTTTGAGCAGGTGTACGCTGTGATAACTTGTAACCGTTGGTATCACCAAGCCAGTAATCATCATTAGTGTAATCGTAATTATCAATTTCAGCATCAGTGCTTGATAACTCAAGTTCTTTTGTAATATTACGAGTCACATTGGTGACATCCTCAAGTAGCATTGTACCGGGGCTAATATCAGTGTCAAAGAATAAATCACCTGTGACAGCAAAACAAGGTTCTGCGTTGTAGAGATTTGCGTCTTGGTCGCCAGTTAATGCAGTGTGTAAAACATAGGCGGCGTTTGGTACATCAGCAGTAGGTGTTGCTGTTCCTGTAGCAATCAAGGCTTCTACATTAGGACCAGCGTTGGCGGGGGCTATGTATCGTTCAGCATTATGGAATCGTTCATCCCACCGTGTTGTACCAGCAAAAGTGATAGCAGTAGCGGCGGCTACACCGGCACGAGTTTTTGATACTACGGAAAGCCAATCACCGGTTGCTGTTATACCGTCACGGTCGGTCTTGGCTACAAGTGCCAACTCACTTTCATTACTGATAACAAGCATTGCTCGACTGAATACACCCTGTTGATGGTGGAGTTTCTTATCAAGAATATACGATGTATTGGAATCTGTTGCTTCTAATATGTGAGGTGGTTTAGCACTCATTATGTCCTTTGTACTTTCAACATCAGTGAAATCGTAATTATCGTACCAAGTGTCACCACCGACTAAACCGATATTCCAAGTGTACGGTGTGGTAAGCGCAACATCATATGATACATTAGATGCTTCTTGTCCGTTGACTCTTGGACTTGCTTCGGGGCTGTTATACATTGGGTACGAACTTGGTAGATGACCCAATACACTCATACACGAGGCTGATGAGCCATACGGGGTAAAACCCATTTTAGGATGCCAAGCACCTTTTCCAGCACCATATCCTTCTGTACCTACCTTGAGGGAGTTGAGGTAAGAATAACGCTCTCCCGCCCATCCTACAGCCCCTACAGGGCGTGTACGGTCAATAGCATCTACTAAACCACCAAAGTGAACTTGAGTCATGTGGTTACGAGATGATTCATTTTCGTTGTTGAAACGGTGTACGCCCGCTTTCGACCATACATAGATATTACTTGGAGAAGGGTGAACTAAGCCACCACCGCCGGGGTCATATCCCGGTGTCGGGAAAGTCATAGTTGCACTTTGACATTTGTTATGCCAAGTGGTTATGTCTTCTAAAAGAGGTAATCCGCTTATTCTATTCGGTGCGAGGTAAAACTTGATTTTGTATGTACCGCTATCATTCCATATTTCTCGGCTGTGATAACACCCAAAAGAGGATTTTATGTATCTATCTGCTTCTGCAACATCTGTTTCGGTATAATCTCTTCCACCTGTATCGGTTCTTATCCAACCACACGCTGGTATTTGTTCTAATTCTGCTTGCGTAGCACCTGTAATAGTTGCTACAATATGAACTTCGGAATTATCAACATCTCCGGTTGTATCATCGAATGCTTCACCACTGAATACCTTACCGAGTAAATCATCAGCGAGATTATTATATGAAACAAAGTTGGTTTCAATCCAACCGTATCGGTCTTGACGCATTGCGTTACCCATAGACGGTAGGAATGTTCCACCCATTGCTTTAAGCGCACCTTTACCGGGGTTTTCATTGATGGCTTGGCCGATGATAGTCGCCAGTTCCTCACCGTTTTGACATCGTGTGCCATCTACAACGATGTAATCACTGTCAAAGTTAAGTGCTGTTTCGCTGTTCGCACCTTCAAGAATAGTTTTAGCCATAACACCCGAAACACGGAATGCTGTGGCATTAACTTGATTCCATGATTCCAAAGCGTAACGATAGTTACTGTTGGGGTTTGGTGCGTTGAAAGACATTTGATTATCAAGCCATGAACCACCCGGATGATACCCACCATCCATATGAAATGTCATGTCTGCACTCATAGCGATACCGTAGTATGCGACAGCACTATGTTTGTAAGGATGGGCTTTGTAATAATCAGCGGCGTTATCACTTGTTAATTTACCAGCGGTTGGGTTTGTAAATACTTCACCATAATGAGAACCGTGTTCCGGTCGCTGTTGTAAATAACCTACATTTGGTATTCCTTGCGGTGGCGACCAGTTTAGCGTAGTACGCCAATGGTAACGCTGTCTTGCGGTTTGATATGTTGAATCGGGCGGGCCATACAAATTGTCACTGTTGGTAATTTCATTTGGTAAGAACTTACTATGAGGTACTTTACTCCAAGTGTTGCCAGTAGTAACAACATATCCGGGGTGTGGTTCGACAGCCGCATTTGAGTTGTCGTCTTCGGTGAATGGGAATGCTTGACCCGGCCCATAGACAAGGTAAGTGGTTTTGTTTTCAATATAATTAAATGTTAAAGTAACCGGGTCTGTGCTTGCAGTGGCGGCGGCACTCAATACAAATGTAGTAGCGTCGGTGATGGATGCTACTGTAGCCCCATCGGGAATACCTGCACCTGTCACTGTCATACCAACAACAAGTTGGGCTGTTGAATCCATGTTGACGGTAGTGTTACTGTTAATGTCACAGGTAGCGTCAACGATAGGCTGACTGTCGTGATAGCGGGCGGTAGGATGAGCGAAGCGAAGCACCAACGGTACAGGCTGTTGGCGAACAATACCTGCGGCGTATCTTGCTCGTACATCACCTGCCGCCGCCGCATTCAATAAAGCGAAGTCGGCATCCAAATTGCCACCTCGTAGGTCGGGTGATAGGATGCTGTCTTTGTTCGACACTGGGCTGTTGATTGACCCTCGGTGCTGATTGAGAAGGGCTGTGCCGGGGAAGAAAGCGAGCAGTGCATTACAATCCACCATAGCGAATGACCCGCTAATTTCATTGGCGTTTTGAATACCCGCTGTTCCTGTTGGCCCACCGGAATACGGGTGAGTGTAGAACGGCGAGTAGTCGTTCTGTGTCCCGTCGTTAATGTCGAGTGTAACACCAGTGAACCCACCACCAAAGTAAAGCGGTACACTGTGGTCTATACTGTCTCTTGCACCACGGAAGAAAATGATAGGTTCACTGTCAACGCTACCATATGAACGATAACCGCATATTGCTTCACGCTCAATTCCGGGTTGGTTTGGTTCAGCAAAGCGAGTAAGAACAAAGTCATCATTTACATCACCGTTAAACGCTGTTCGCCATAATCCATTACCGTGTCCATCGGTATATGTCAAAGAGGTGTGCGATACAGTGCTTTTAATTGATTTAACTGCACCTCTCGCTATACCATCAGCGGTAGCATATGAAAATACCAACTCTTCTCCGAATGAACCTTCTTTAGCAAGACTATCAATTGAATCCGCTTCTTGTCCGGCTGGAATTATAGCGTGTGCTATTTTATTGGTTTTTGAAACAAACTCATTTTCTATGTTGCCGCCTGTTGAGTCATAATTATTAAACAGTAAAATCGGATTGTTTAAGCAAGGTAGAATATGGTCGCCAGTAATAGATGTGTAATTTTCACCTTTGAGATTTCTTCGCCAAGAAGTAACCGATAAAGGAGTATTAGATGAATCTACCAGTACAGGAGTGGCTGTGTTTGCATTAAACCCTCGACCCTTACTTCGTAATTGAAGTACAGTGTATGGTAAATATCCTACATCCATTCGACGGTGTGAATCAAGTTCAGCATCGCTATACGGTTTGTTAATAGGGTCAGTAGCAACAAGAGTCCAACCTACTGTTGTTTCATGTAAAGTTGTATATTCACCATATTCAAGGTGGGCGGCTTGAATACCCCAGTCTTTATGCAATGTAGCCTCAAACATTTGAGAAAGCGGTAATGTGTTTCTTGATGGAGTATGCGCTCGTATTTTGATAGCATCGGGGGCTACACCCCATTGCCCAAATGTACGCCCATCTGCGGCATACATCTCTCGGCAATCAAAGTTGAGTAAACGGTTTGGGTCTTCATGGTTAATTGCCGCCGCAGTAACAGCCGCCATCAATTCATCAGTAACAAGCGTTGTCCAGTTAATTCGAGGTGAAAGTAATACACGCAGTTGCACATTGTCGGTTGGATTTACTTTGGTAGTATCGTCTACTGTTCCGCTGTTTACAAAGTGAGAAGAAGTGAATGTATCTCCAACCACTCCGTAGAAAATATGTGTTCCGTTGTTATCGTTTTGTGTACGGTGTGTGTAAGAAACGGTATGCCCGACAATACCTTTTATTCCGGCATTACCATCAGCGTCAGTATATCCTGTAGTGCCGGTAAAGGTATCATTGATTTGGAGAAGGCCGTTTGTTTTCGGGAATCCGAGATAACCGAGAACATCGGGGTGATTACCCATTACCCCGTCGCCAACTCCACCAGTATCAAACGGTGCTTGTAGTACAACTGTTAATTCTGTTCCCGACCAAGTAACACTTGCATCAATACCAACAGAAGGTGCGGGTACACCATTCCAGCGATTACCACGGTATGACGCTTCTGTAAGGTCGCCTGTTGTATCAATGCGACCAGTAACATCACCAAAACCGAGCATGTGATTACCAATGGTAAATCCTCCTTGCCCTACATCTCGGTCATCAAAATATACACATATTTCATTGTCAAGAGTAGGCGGTAATATAGTATTATCATTACTAAAATTAGTTCCCATATCTCGATAAATGTAGCGTACACCGTAATTATTACCACGGTGGTCTTCAAATTGGAATCCATATAGTTGTCCATCACCTACATTTTCAACTTGAGAATCTGTCACATGGTCCGAATAGTCTGCTATTGATGTAGGTGCTGTATTACCTGTAGAAATAGCATTAGAGTAGCGAGTATCAAAGTCTGTATTACCTCGCTCACCAAGACCCCATACACCTGCATCGGGGGCGAAACCCGGAATACCAGCGGCTACCATACCACCAAAGTTGATTCTACCTACGGCCTGTGTACCAGTTCGTAATCCTTCAACAAGGGTCTTTGACGGGCTTTGCGATTCAAAAGACTCATCATTGATTGTATTGGCATTCATTCCACTACCATTAAACGCTGAAATACTTCTTTTTGTATTTCTTCCTTGTATGGTACTGGACAAATCATTTTGCCTTACATCAAAGTCACCATTACTTACAAAATTATCATCTGTTTCTTCTTGCGTAACATACTCTCGGAGTGTAGTAATCGGTGCAAATGGTCTGCCATGCTTGTTAATAGGCATAGGTGCAGGGTGCATATTCTCACCACTGGTTTCGTCGGGTTGACACCAAAAGTTTCGGAAACGCCCACCGTGACCGATAAGGAATTGGGGTTTGTATTGAGATTGACCCTTACTGTTGTCCAACCATGTACAGAAGTTACGACCACTTGCACCCGGTATGGTAGAATGTATAACGATAGAATGACCTGTGTTACCGTCAAGGTCTTCTACAACTCGACCCAAATGCGCTCGTAAATAACCCATATGGCTACCACGGTCTTGAGTATCAAATGCTTCGTCAGCAAACCACCAAGGTGCAGGGTCGTGTATAGAACCAGTATCAGCGTTCATAGCACCGGTAGTAAGAGCGTTCTTTGCACCACCTTGATTGATTAAACGAACAATCTCTCGTGCGGCGGCTTCAATATCTGTAACACCTTCTTTGATACCTACTTCACCAAAGTCAATAGTAAGACGACGCACGAAATCCATTTTACTCCAATGGTCGAGGTGTTGCAAACGACTTTCTTCATGGTTAGAAAGTAATAGACTTTGAGAGCGAATACCCTTTAAGCAAAGGAATGCTGAAATGGCTCGTGTGCCATCCGGTGTGTCCATCATAGTACTGGCATCACGAAGAGTAAATGTATCGGGATTGTTTGCAAGACGAGACTTTTTCAAAGCACCAGCGAGTGTTTGTGTAGCACCAAGTGATTTTCTTGATAAAGCGTGTAATCGGTCAGCCCAGTAGGGTGAGGCTACGGCTGGCTGAACACGAGGTAATGTACTGTCTGCAACAGTGAAAGAACTACTTGTTCCTTCATTCATAAAACCAGTATGAACATAATGACCGTGACCCTTACCCATAAAGTACGAATTATTTGTCGTAGTGAATGTTAATGTTTGATTTGAATTGGTTGCCGTAGTGTCCTTATCAAGATACAACAAACCTGCATTGATATCTATTTCAATAATTTTAGAACCACTTGCTATACCCGTTCCGCTTACAGTCATACCCACTGAAAACTTACTCAATCTTATACCAATAGTACCATTCAATCGTATAATTCTTACATTACCACCAAATACATGAGTATCAGTTCCCGTAGCGGCATGGTCGGTATCACATGCTTCGGTAAACGAGTTTCCTATTAGTGCTAATTTTGTTTTCCCTTGACCGGGTATAGCATAAGAGTCATGATTCAAGAAATTACTAATTGGGTTTTCACCACCAGCATTCGTTCCCATTACATCTTCGGATGTGTTACCTGCTATGTTATGCACATATGCACTTTCAATAAACTTTGATTGCTGTGTTCTACGCATGTATGGATTTTCACTTGGGAAACCATTTGCTACATCTATTTGAGTAGTAAAGTAATGCGGTGCGCCACCATTCTGTTGCACCAAGTATCGGTCAATATCTACAATACCATCAGCAGTAACAATGTGCCGACCGAAACCGATGTGCGGTGTAGCGGCACTCGATTGAACCTGCATATGTAAATCATGGAAAGCAATGAACTCACGGTCGTGTGCTACATCAAACATCAAAACTCGTGCGTGGCCTTTGGTAGCGAGATAAGGGTCGAGATAAGCAACAGTCGGTGCTTGAGATGATGATAGTCCCATTGATTCGTAATTTAATTCAATGGTTTTGTTTACATGTTGAACAAAGTTGTTGGCGGTTTCAAGACATGAATCTCCAATTAAAAAGTTTTCAAGTGGTATAGAATCACGAGGTCGAGTCGCTAAAGCACCCTTTCCGCCATTAAAACCTGTCCAAACTTGACCTTCGCTTAACACACCACGAGATTTAGCAAACAACCCTTCAACAGCATGAGGGTTATTCATTGTCATGTTCATCCATATGGTATCACCGTTTCGTAGCCCGCCTTGAGCATAAGGGTATAACCATGTACGGTTGAGGATAGCATCGGGGTCGTTTTCAGTAACAGTTCCAAAACTTACTCGCAACGGGTCGCCGGATGCAATAGTAGTTGCATTAGTACCATCAAGTGTAATTACTGTGTTTGTAGCGTGTCCACTACCAGCATACGGTGATTCAATAAATGCAACCTTTCCTACATATTTGATGTGATTAGCGTCACTCACATCCTCTATAAAGAGTTCATCACCCGGTCGAAGGTTGATACCTACAGTATTGGCCTGTGGCATAAGAGTAGCAGTTGCAGGTGCTATCGAAAGAGTAGTTGCACCTACCGCACCCGCCGCTGTAAATGTCCATTGCTCACCACCTACCGATGGTTTGAAAGTTGTCGCACTAAACTCATTGATGTAAGCATTAGCAGGGTCAGTAAGTGAATACAAAGCACGACAGGCTTTTTTCAATCGTATTGTTTTACCTTTAAAATTAGTTGTAGAAAAACTTGAAGGTGCGGCGCAGACAAATTGATTTGCCGTTTCACTCACACTTGCAATGTTTCCGAGAAAAATCATTTCGATAGGCGTGTCAGTGAGAACTTCGGCAACAAATATCATATCACCATTCCCGAATGTAGGATTATTGGAATCAGTCTCATAACCACCTATTTTACTAAACGGCACTTCGGGGAATGTAGATGCATCATCAACAGTAAAATAATATAGTGACTGATTATTGTCTAAACCCGCAGATACTTTGTTTACTTCTAAAATAGTTGATGAAGCGTTCTTTGATTGTATGCGAGGGGCGTGGGGATTGGTAAGCGGTCCTTCTTTGAACTCCACTGCGCTTACATATTGACGCAATCCGTAATCGAGGTTGCCGCCTTGAGTTTGCATGTTGGCGGGGTCGTAATAGTAAGGTGAGCGATTTTCTAAGTCGGATGACGGTGTACTTTCATCCGATGCAATTGGAATAAGCGTTTCGTTTCGATAACCACCCGCTACATACAGTAAAGCACCTACAATAGCATCTGCGAAGAAGTCCTCCGAAAAGCCACCAGTAAAACCACCCGATACATTGGTCGGGATGCGAATATAGCCATCAGTAGCAGGGTCGTTTTGGTATATACCCCATTGGTTGTTTGACAGGAAAACACGACGATAGCGTATTACATCCTTCATGTTTCTATGCTGATTCTCCGCTGATTCAGCACTTGGGAATAACTTTGGGTGTGAAACATATATGTCAGTGTGATTAGTACTTACTACGATTTGAGTAATAGTGGTTGATGATACATGCTCGTTACTATTTGCGTTAAACCCGTATGCTGAATGAGCATTACGGTCGCTTACAGCGATGTCGTCTGCCCGACGACCGACAGGAGTTGGATTCCATGAGTGTGCGGTATAGGTAGCATCAAGGTGTATTTTCATACTGTTGTCCGGTCCGGGGAAAATACCAGTAGGTGCGTGGTCGAAAAACTGCTTAGGGAAAAGAGGAACTTCAACCATTGCACGAGTACTGGCATATTGCGTACCCAATTGATAATCATGATTAACAGTGTCCATACTTTGGAACATTCTATCGTTTACTGTACTACCGTCTTCGCAAAGGTTGTCATCACCAAAGTGAGGGTCGTTGAATAGTTTTACACTTATTTCATATTCATCTTCTGTGGCATTTGTAATAATACCAACACCGTTTAACCATTCATGAAATGATGTGTAGGCTGTACCGTTTGCATCTAAAAACGACCTTAGTTCTTCTATACTTGCCCCACCGCTTGTATCAACAGTAAACACAAACCCACTACCAGTTTTTTCGCTATAGGCGGCACTTGCCCCGTCTTCAAGGTAAACACGACCTACTTTTGGAAAACAATATGTTCCCCACGATGCCATATCTGTTGACAGGTTATTGAGGGGTTGAACTGACATGTATATCCTATCGGTATCAGTATTGACACTCACAGCCTGTACAGCGCAACTACGGCGGGTTGAGCCGGGTAATCGCATTAGCGGGCTTGGGTCATAGGTAGGTTTGGTGTTAATCGCACCCTGCCCCGGCCCGCCAAGTGTTACAGTAACTACAGGGGCGTTTGGCTCAATCTCTTTGACGATGTGTGAATCCGGTGAGCCGCTACCGGTGATGTTGACATTTTGATTAGCGAGTCCTTCTGCGATACCCGTCGCCAATACAGTGACGGTTTTTTCATTTGTACCGGGGTCTTCGTCTTCTTTTATTGAGCGAATACGAGTGCGGCTCATGAGGTACAGTAACGATGCGATACTTGGTGAGTTACCTTCTGTTTGATTTGTACGCATTTTCGATAACTGATTTGTTCGGGTTCTGTCGGATGGCTGAACAAATATAATACCGGAATACTCGTGTGTATTATAGACGACATTATCTATAATGTCAAACATTTCAAAGTTATTACTCGCATCAGTAGTTGAACCTTCATCGAATACTCCTGTACCAGTATTGATTACAGCCGCCGGTTTAATAGACTGTAAACCTATTTCAGTCATATTTTTAACAGAATTATCAGCATTTGGTTCTATACATAATTTATGATATGCTGAATCGTGTACGCCGTTATTATGTGACGCTGTAAGGTGTTGAGGTGTTGTATTACCATCTGTTGTTGCGTTACCGGGTGGCGTATAATTGACAGGACAACGACTAAAATCTACTTCACTGTCAAGTTCATACCCTCCGGTATTATCACCGATTAACGAATGTTCTGTCTCTAAATGATGTGTAGTGGTCGTTTGACTGTTACCTGTCATAATGAGGCCACCGGGTGCAAACAATGTGGTGTCTTTTGTAGCATCGGCTAAGTCTGCCTCAATGACATCAAGCACTGTAGTAGAGCCGGTAAGAACATAATTACCACTCGGTACAGTCTTTTCTATCATCAAACAAGGTGTTGTTTTACCCATACTCGCACCAGTCAAGTCAACCGCATTGTAGTGTATCTCAACATACGGTGCAAGGCTATGTGTGGTTTGAAGAGTAGGAACTTTGAGTAAAGCAATACGGCTCACACTTTCCGGTCGCAAATGATACAACCGTGTATCATCATTGATGTCACCTTCAAACTCCGGTACTGGACCTTTTAGCATAAATGGGCGGTAATCAAAGTTTGTACCACCAATAGCAATGGCTTGCTCTTTACTTTTTGCTAAACCATTTGACACTACAAAAGTTGCAGGTGTCGAATTGATAAAATTAGCCACTGTCACCTGTGTACTTTCTTCATAGAAGTCGGATAGAGCGTTCATTGCAAACAAATCAGCAATACCCTTTGTATTACTGTCATATCCCATTTCAACAACATCTGCCGTTCCACCCATGATTTGGTCTATTGAGAGGTATGCGGGTTGAGGATAGCGGCGCATATACTCATGACCTGTGATATGAGAATATCTATGTCGCCCACTGTGTCCTACTTGATACAAAACATCCAATGTAGAAGGCCAAGAAACAGCAAACGGGTTGCTTGGTGAATTATCAGTAGTAGCCATTTGAGTAGAGTACACTAATGCGTGTTGTGAAAAGTTACTCTCGTCAATCACCATTTGACCCGTTTTATCAAATATTTGACTACCGTAGTGTGGAGGTTGATACGGCTTACCTGTTCCATTATCAATCAACAAATCAGCATTTACAACGACAAAGTAGTTGTCAATATCAGCAGTACGGGAATGTAATAGCCCCCGCTTACCCCCACTAATGTTAAAATCAATGTGAATACTACTTACTGTGATTACCCCAGTAGAACCGTTAATTGACTCTATTCTTGCTCTTTCCGGCGGAGAAGCGTTTGGTTTTTCCGTATTCCGGTTAATAGAACCCGGATTGATGAGAATGTTGTATGGGGTATGAGGTATAGCAAGTGTCGCTTCTGTGCCGGGTGTGGTGGCAAAATCGGTAACTTTGTAGTTACCCATACTGTAAGGAGTGGCTGTGAATGTAGTTGTAGCACTGGTGCTGTCATACGGTTTACCGGTCAAGCGAGCAATGAGGGCTTGAGCGTCAGTAGCGGCTACGGTAATGGTAGTTGTCGTACCATCAGCGGCTACAGTAAAGGCGTTAAAGTCATAGGATTCTTCTACAATATCCAGTGGTTCTTCAAAGCGATACATACCTTTTGTTGTATCACTGTTGACGGGTACAGTACTTACAGCCATTTGCGAATCGAACTCACTATTAAAGTGAATAGCCTCGATAGCCCCTCTAAACTCTCCACCTTTACCGCCGATGTACACATGTGCTGTTGAGTCTGCTATTCTACTTTCAATGTCAATTTCTTGCGTTGCTACAACATGTCCGTTGACATACAAAAAAACAGAACCCGCTGTAACTCCTGCTACTACATGATACAATCCACGGTGTTTGAAATTGAGGTTTGTAGCATCGTTGTAAGCGGTATTGTCTTTCAAGTATCTATTGTAGGTATCATGTATTCCACCTACTTCTTGCGGCGGGTAAACCACTCCATCCCATCGTGTTGATGTAGCCTTGGCTGTGCTTAAGGAAACAGGATGCATACCACTTTGTGTTTTTAATTGTACAGTAAACTTAGCAGGGCCGGGTGTATCTACTGTACCAAACTCAAGAGTAAATTGTTCATCACGGTGTGCGACTATACCACCACAGTCCGGTACTACCCACGCTTCGATAACAAAACTATCATCCATGATAGAGTTGATATGTGTAAACTCGTCACCGCCTCTACTTGTTTTCCCAAGTATATCTCGTGCTGGTCCTACGCTGGTAAAGTTACCTTGAGGGATAAGTATTGAATCAGTAACGCCATCAAAAAAGAAAGCGTTGCTTGTTCTACCTATCCCTACCATAATTACACCTCATATGATATGCTCTACAGGAACAAATTGAATGTTAAATTGATAGATAGGCTCGCCACCCAATTGTACAAAAGTGGCTTTAGTTACCGTACCTTTAATGAACGCTTTATCACCAGTAGCGTTTGGATTTACTACTCTTGAAGAAGCATCCTTGGCTTTATTTGGATGTTTTGAATCTATGTCGTGAAATGGACCAGTAGGCATAAAGAAGTTTTTCGCCACATATTTGTCACCTGTTGTATTATTAACGGTTGAATTAAACGGTATTTGAATACCTTTTATGTAATCACCGTATTTTTTGTTTAATTTACTACCACCTGTAAACACTTGTTGTGCATATTGCGCCCCTGCTACTAAAGGTACAATAGAACCACCGTCATTGGAATTGTTAAGTGTAGCGTAAAGCGACATTACTTTGTCACCCGCACTCATACTTGTAAACTCCGAAGCAGTATCAACACCTCCTGTAAAAAACTCCGAAAGTGGTGGTCGGCGGTTTTTAGCCTCCCAAGTAGGTGTGTTATTACCGTTTACTCTACCCGCTGTATCAAGGGTAATAACTACGGTGGTGTCTGCTTCGTCTGTATTGGTAGAGTCAACTCTTGTAGCCGTAAATCTACTACTAAGAGCATTACTATTTGCACTACTGTTGATTAAATCTCTTAAATATCCAGCAATTTCAACGGCTGTACGCATAGTGCCATCAGCCTGTCCTATCGAAACATGATATTTACCACTACTACCTAAATCATACCCGTATGTTGTATTGGATTTGATAAAGAAAATTATGTAAGAAGTTCCGTCTTTTGCTTGTATAGTAAGTTGAGGTATTCCTGTATCTGCAAAATCATCAGCAGTTAATCCTGCCACCAATGCTGTTAATGTACTACCAACAAACGGTTGATGGATTTGGTTTATTCTACCCGATACAGCACTTCTCACTCCTTCTGTACCAGTGGTGGAAAAATCAATACTCGCTTTTGCACTTCTACCAAGTTCCACACTTACTAAATCATCATCAGTAATGACACCTTCTAAAAGAATAACCGCTTTAGCCATGTTCAAATCAAAAGCAAAACGCTCACCACCAGCAAAGGGTATGGTATGCGGGTTGATACTACGGTCAACATCCAGTGTAAGGGTGGTAACATTCAGCGGTATCAATCCACCGTCTTTACGCACCAATCGAACAGGAATATTTGTCGGCATCAGTATCGCCCTCTCATGGTTGAGCCGCCAATACTGCGAGCGAGTTCTTGTTGAATCATGTTACCAATCTCTCTCGCTAATGCTCTCTTGTCTGTGCGGTCTGTAATACCTCCGGCGTTGACGGTGATGTTGTATGTACCACCGCCCATACCAGCCCCACCGGGGTTGTTGCGTTGGCTTAGAGGTACGACCGCTTCCGGCCCATCCTCACCAATCATAGCGAGTGTAGGCTTGTTGACGATACCACCCTTGGCTAATTGAGGTATTTGCCAGTCGGACAAATCAACTCCAAATGAATATTCTGTACCGGTAAAGGGATTGGTTACAGTTTTATTGAAGTTGATACCCGCCAATAGGTCGTTAAACAAACCAATGAGAGCGTTGATACCCGTTTTGATACCACTAATAATTGAATCACCGATACCGCTTAACGAAGCACCGATGT